GCCTGGACAGTGTTACTCGTGCCAGTGTGATCGGCATTGGTGATATTCACGTCGAACAGCGTGAAGTCATCCGAGCCGTTCATAATGCCCAGGCTGCCAGTGTAATCGTAGGGATTGGCCGAGCCGCTTGCCGCGTTCACAAGCGTCTGATTGATCGAGCTCGTAAAATCGATCGTGCCGCCACTGTTGATGTCAAACGCCAGCGTGCCGCCTTGCGACCAGCCTACATTGTTGGAGCCGATTCGATAGAAGCCAGTATCGGTGTCGCTGGTGAAACCAAAAGCTGGCTCCGATACGCTACCGTCACCGACCTGCAGCGTGTCAAAGTTCGTGACACCGAAAGCCGAGACGCCGATACTTTGATTCCCTGTCAGCATCACCAGTGACAACAGCAAACCCGCTGCCGCAATGATGCTGACACCAGCCGCCAGCCAGCCTTTGAGTACGAAGTTCTTCATGTCGTCTCCCTGTTAGCCGGCAACGTTGGATTTATGCAGTGAGCGCCAATCGGCGACCGGCGCGACACGGTAGGTGCTACTGAACTCGAACCCGAACTGGCGCACTTTGTAGCGGATAGCGTCGTTTGAGAATAGCACGCCGGCCTTTTCGTCGGACGCCTCGAACAGCTCCGGCGTCCGCTTGCCGCGCAGCCAGATCAGCTTGATCGGGCTGACGCCGCCCGGCTTGGCGACCAGCGCCCAGTCGGTCACGTCCGTCCAGACCGGGACTTCCAGCACCTTGATCTTGTTGTAGTACGGGTTGGGATCGTTGTTGGCTGAGCCAGGGATTTTGTCCGCGCCGATGACGCGTTCCATTGCTTCGGTGACATCGATAGAGGTGAGCGCATATTCAGGTATGTTGTCCTTGCCGAGCCGCCTACCTGCGCCGAGCGGCTGGTCGGTCTGCTTCTTCATGGCAACCACGGCGGCGTTGAGAGCGGAATATGATACCGCTGCTGTAAGCAGGTTCGCATGTCCGCCTGCGCTGGTAGCGGCCGTCGCGTTGAACAGCGCGCCGCTATCCGAGAGCACCGGGCCGGCTGCGGTGTTGGTCGTGAACACCTGCGCCACGCGGTCGGCGACAGTGTTGTGCCAGGCTTTGCTGAGGCGGTCGGGCAGCGTGTTGAGCTTGTTGATCTTGTCGCGCAGGAATGTTTCGAGAGTGACCTCAATGTAGTTCCCGCGCTTGACTGGCGCTGCCGTCTCCTCCTCGTCTTCCCAATCGAGTTCAGTGTAGGCATCGCCCTCAGGCACGATGGAAAGTGTTGAGGCCCCGAACAGCCGGACAAGCGTCGCGCTGTCGTAGGTATCCACGTCCAGCTCCTCGACGATGTCGCCCCACCACTGCTCCTGGACTGCGTAATCTGCGGCCAACATGACGTTGACCGCATTCTTGACGATACTCGTCAGCGTGCCGGTGTTGAGGTTCGCTTCCAGCGCCCGCGCGCTGAACCGGCCTTCACCGAAGAAGTCGGCCTGATTGCGGTCGCCGCCGCCGGTCAGGTCCCAGTACCACTCATCCAGGCCGGAGTACAGCGGGATGGATCCCATCGAGGAGCCACCCGCTTTCCAGCCCTCGACCGCTCGCGCTGAGAGGCCGAACGATGGATCGGCGGTGGCTTCTTGCGCGCCGCCGATCACAGGCGCACCGTCTTTCCACTTCATATCGAATGCCTTGACGAATTTGCGCAGGCCGTTCGGGCCCCACACGCGGCGCACGAAACCGAGGACGAATTGATCGGCTTCGTTCACGCCGACTTTAATCCGTGGACGCGCACCACCGTGTCCAGTCACCTGGCCCAGATCGGCATCGGCCAGGAATGCCGCGCGATGCTTCTCGATGGTCGCCTTGATGATATTAGATTCAACCGCGCGACCTTCGAACTGTTCGCGGATGAGTTCGCGGATCGGCTTCGACAAGCCCGATTCGGTCAGCGCGGCTTCGAGTACCTGCTGCGACTGGGTGACGCGCGCCGCTTCGAGGATGCGCTCGGCGGTCGCTTTCGCCTCGGTCAGTTTGCGGTCGGCCTCGGCGAGCTTGCGATCCACGTCGGCCAATCCTGGCGCAGTCGGCGCAGTCGGCGCCGGCTTCACGCTGGCGGTCTTGAGCACGGATTCAATCGTGCGAAGCGCATACTTCGCCGCCGCGACCTTGGCCTCAGTCGCCTGCTGTACCGCTTCAGGTGTCACCGCCTCGGCGGGTGGTGCAACACCCAAACCCGCCTTGATCTGTTCGAGTTGCGCCTTGAGACCAGCCTTTGCCTCATCCGGCAACATACTCGCCTCGACCGCTGCCATGAGTTGCTCGATCTGCTGCATCATTTTGTCCATATTTGCCTCCCGTGCATGCGACACGTTCTGAGAAATGGATTCCAGCGCACGAACGAACCGCCCGCCGGCTGCTGGATCGCCCACCGCGTCAACCGAAATGACGTGGGTGATTTTGTTGACCAATTCGTAAACGGATTCACCGATGCGCTTGCGCACGAAATCGCGCAGCACGTCGATGCTGAGACCGATCGTTTTGAGAACGCCGCCTTCTTGCGCCCGCACGAGCTTGCGCGCAAAGGCATCGTCAACCGTCTTGAATGTCGCGCGCATACTCTGCGTCGCGCGATCCCAACGCACACCTACCAGCGAGCCGAGCCAATCACGCCCTGGCGGTCGCATCCCGCCGCGCTGTTGAAATTCCGCATCCGTAAGATGGTCGTCGTAGACCTTCGCGCCCTCGAACATAGAAGTAGCGGCCTCAAGCGCGGAGATAGACCACAGGCGACTATTCTTGGAACGGATGTACTGCACGCCTTCGATGGTCTGTACATCGCCTTGCGTTTCGGGGCCAATGATGACGACTTCCCAGGAGCGGCCTGTTTTGTCAAGCGGGGATTCGAAGTGGCTGTCGGAGAGGATAATGCGCTGATCGGTAAAAGTTTCCATGACAGATGCCGTACCATTCGCCAACGGTAGAATAGAGATGTTGTGCTTCTCCATCGCCGACTTGAGGTCAAGCCCTTCGACGATTGACGAATAGCAGATAGCGATGGCACGTTCTTTCTCATAGCCCTGTTCGGCCATGACTTGCTCGACGCATGAATCCATCGCGGCTATTTTGTCGGCGGGTACGTTGGCGTATGGCATTAGTGAAAACGAAAAGGGCAACCGGTATTCGGTTGCCCTAGAGTGAACCTCGAAGGGTCTTCGCCTATTCAGTTTGTGCGCTTAGGTTACAGCATTTTCCCTTTTGTGTCAAGGGGTTTGCTTTGGGTTGGTTTTCGCCACTCCACAACTACTGCTTCCATCGCGCGCACAGCCATCTCAGCCCGCTCCGGCGGCATCCGCACAATCACGCGTGCGTAGCTGATTATCACGCGCGCGAGTGCAGGCGGGATGTCGCGCGGGAAGACGGGTTTTACGCTCATGTGCGCCGCTCAATCTCTTGCTCGACGCGTGCCGTCGTGCGTGGCACGAAATCGCCGTACCTTTCGCGCCATACGATGTGGCGGCATCGACAGTTAATCGTGTTCTCTGCACTGCCGCGCGGGTCACGAGGATACATCAGCTTCTCTTTCGGCCCGCCGCGCTCAGCCGCAACCTCGAAATACTCATCGATCTTCACGCGCTGCCCATGCGCTTCGAGATGGCCGCTGCGGGTACGGTGGTCACCCTTCGTCACCCAGCCCTTCTCAACATCCGGCACCGTCTCTGCGACCTGCATCAAGCGCGCCTGGGTACTGATGGAGTACACACGTCCGACTTCGGTACGGAAAATTGACTCCGCGCGCGCTGAGATACCCGTCAACTCACTAAGCTTATCCTTCGCGCCGACGATTTCCGCAATGCGCTTCTGCGCTTCAAATGGAGACATCAAGCCGAGCATGGACTGCGTGAGTGTTCCGTTAATCGTCGTGCGCATATCCTCGCTGATTTTCGTAATCAGATCGGCGCTGAATCCCTGGAGCGTAGCGATGATAAGCGGATTCAACCGCGCCGGGTCCAAACGTAGGCCCGACACCCGCAATGGTTCATCGACCGACTGTGCACCGAGGCGATAGGCTGACGTTTGGATCTCCGCGAAGGCATCGGTATACTGCCGCCTGAATCTCTCCATGATGTCGTTGACCTGGCGCTGCAGGTTCTCCAGGTTCGACAAGCGCCAGCCCTCAGCCGTTAGCACACGCTGATTAATCTCGCGCAGTGCGTCTTGCAGCAGGCGCACCGCGCGCCGCACGGCCTCATCCTCTAGCCGATTCGCTTGCTTGGCGAGCGCGTCCAGAGTGGCGATGTAGTCGCCCTTGCTGCCTCTGCGCGGATCGTCAGCCAATGCCGTTCTCCTTCGGTTCTTGCCGCGCGCCCTGATTCATCGCCGCCAGCAGTTTGGATAGATCGGCATTGGGTTCCTGACCGTTGCCGCCTGGTTGCGTCATGCCACCAACTTTATCCAGTGCATCAGCCAGCCCGGACGTGTCCGGGGCAACCTGAAGCGCCGCGACGACCTTGTCCACATCGATTTCGACGCCGAGCAATTCAGCCGCACGCGCCTCAAGCTCGACTGCCGTCTGAAGCGGGAGCAACTTCATCGAATATAGCGCCGTGATTGCCGTCGCCACATTCGAGAATGTAACCGCTGCGGCTGCCGTATCGCGCGGTGAAATCTCTGGCATCTGTACATCAAAGCAATCGCGCGCCAAGACTTTGATCGGTAGGCCGAGTTTGTCTACCTTCGGCTCGCCGTTTTCGTCCAGGACATTGACCTCTTCCGGTATGCGCTTCGCTTCGACTGCGCAATCCACCTGGTATTGCAGGATACGAATCAGCAGCCGACGCACGACGCCTTGTCGCGTCTCGAATCCACGGTAAGTCGGGCTGCCCTGCGCCGTGGCCGTCGCCAGGTTCGCATCGCCACCACTGCCGAGCATATAGACCGGCAGACGCGCGCCGCCAGCGATGAAGTTCAATATCGTATCGTATAATGATTGCCAATCGGCGGCTTTTAGATCGGGATTGCGCTCGGTCAGCGTCATCGCTTCGTTGTGCGCGAATACGCGCCCAGACTGCCCGCTCGACATACGGAACTTCTTTTCCTGCTTGTCGAGTTCCTTTTCATCAGCGCCGTTGACCTGCAAATCCCAAACGATGTCTTTCAGAAGCGCAGAATGTTCGAGGATGTCAAAGAAAAGCTGGTCAGTGCGATCTAGCCAGTCAATCAGCGCGAGTCCATCGGGCCGACCTCTCATACCAATGCTCGTTTTATTCACCTGCACAATGAAGCATTGTCCGTCGTATGGCACGCCTTCGACTTCAGCGCCGACGCGATCCTGATACATCATGCCGCCGTGCGCTTCGCTCACGCGCCAGGCGCGACCGTAACAGGTCTCAGTCGCGCGCACATTCTCCCATCCCGAGCTGAATTTGTCTGTTTGCCGATTGGCCTCAATCACACGCCAACGCCGGCGCGAACGTGTAATCACGTCGTCCGCCTCATGGCCGCGATTGACCGCGAAAGCTGTCGATTTCACGCCATGCAAGCGACCCGTCTCAGGATCGACACAGATAACCTTGAGCAGCCGCCCGCGTTGCTGCGGTTCGCCCGTCACTGCCTTCAATCGAACTGCTACAATCTCCTCTCGGTTATCAGCGTCCGTCACAATCTGGTCAACCTCAGCCGGGTCGATTGCGCCGAGCTTGACTGCGCCATCACCGACGATTCCATTCCAGCGAACGAATGCCTCGATAAATAACTCGCCATATAGGCCCAAGTCGCGTACGCGCTGCGCGCCTTTTTCTTCCCAAGCGTTCGTGTCATCGTACCAATGCGCATCGAGGACAGTTTGCACGTCCTCGTTCTCTGCGGTGATGACTGGCCCGTCACCCCATACATAGTCGGTGCGTGTGTTGGCGATGGCATACGCCAGCGGGTTCGTCGCGTACTGCCGATAGCTGCGCTCAATCGCGGCTTCCTGGCTCGTCGCCGTCTCGTCGCGGATCGTGATTCGACTTCGATAACCTCGGCGCTGGTAGGTGAGACTGCCTGCCGTCGCGGGCGGTTCGTCCTCAGCGTCTTGGGTGCCCGACCAGTACGCGGCCTTGACACGCTTCTCTGCATCGGTGCTCAGAGTGTCCATCTCGCGGCGTAGGGCTTTGACGGTGCGGGTGAGATAGGCGCGGGTGACGGTTGAGGGTTTACGTTTCGCGGTCATGTTCTTTGCCACCCACTGCGCGGCTTTGGCGCGTGAATCTGGCGCGCTTCGATGTTCGATCCCGATGCAGGTGCCGGATAGCGTGCGAGTTTGTTAAATGCGCGTGCCGCCGATTCGATCTGGTCATCGTGCTTGCCCGACGGAAAGTCGCACGCCTCGGCGATAAATGCTGACGACCAGGCGGCGCGCTTCACTCGCACGTTGCCCGCTTCGGCCTGTGAAGCAAGCGGATCGCAGGCCGTCTCTTTGCTACCTGTGGTTGGCTCGGTGTAGACCGGGAAGCCGGCCAGGAGCTTGATGAATGCAGCGGCTGCATCCTTGCCGCTTGCGCCCGGTTCCTGTTCGCCCCAATATGTGACCGGCCCATACACCTCTGCGTCCTTCTCTGCTGTACGCCGAATGATGGCATCTCGTTCGCCCGCTGCCCACTGTCCGCGCACTACATCCTCGATATACGTGATACCGCCTGCATACGCCACGAGCACGCCCGCAGTCGGATCGCCACCGCCTGCTGTCGCGCCCTTGTCCCACCAGCGCACACGGGCGGCGCGCGCTGGTACAGAATCGACGATCGGCAACCAATGCTCTTTGAACATCCCGCCTTCTCGTGCACGCGGCTGTTGCTGGTAGAGTGC